CTGAATCAAGATATTTAATAATTGTTGTTTTTTGTTTTCTTAATTTATCTTTTTCACTTTTTGTTGTAGCAGCTTCTATTAACTCATCATATTCTTCTGATATTTGTTTTATTCCCATTTGCGTTTGACCAGCAATATGAAAACTTCCAGTACCAGTTGGATCTCCAAATGCTTTTGTAATTTCAATATCTGGGATAGTTTGATTAAAATACATTTTATTTAATATTTGAACATCTTTTTCAATATATCCAGCTTCAGCTAATATTCTATAATCTACATCTAATGTTCTTTGTTTAAACCTAGAAGAAACTTTATTAATTTTATTTGTACTTGTTCTTGTTATCTATTTATTAAGTAAAAATTCTAAAAGTATTACAGATGAAGCTAACCTAACAAGAGCAAGACAAACAGCAGATTATCAGAATTTATATGACAATATTTATAAGTTTAATGAACACTATAAAGAGTTTGATAAACTTATAAGAATATTAAGAAAAGACATTAAATCACTAAATCTAATTACTGATGAATTGACTACTGCTCTTAATATTAAAAATAACAAAAAACAAAATGAGCAATTTTATAAAGATTTGATTACAAATATTAATAAATTTGCTAAAGTAAAACCTAAACTAAAAATAGTTAAAACAGAAAAGGAGAAAAAAGATGGACAACACGAAGTTTAACCAAGAGTGTGGAGAATATATAAAAGGGTTAAGAATATCTAAAGGTTTAACTCAGACTAATGTAGCTAATGCGATAAATGTTACTTTTCAACAAGTACAAAAATTTGAAAAAGGTACAAATGGATTAGTTGATCTGCGTATCAGATCTTTAGCTGCTGCTTTAAAAATTCCAGAAAGTAGAATTGGATTTTTAATTTGGAAATATAATAAAAAAACAAAGGAGAAATTAGATGCTTAATTACGTTGCGTATTTAAGAACCAGTACAAAAAAACAGTTGCTTGGTATTGCAGCTCAACAAGATAAGATCCAAGATTTTATTTCTAAAAGAGATGGAGCTGCACTTATCAAAACTTTTACCGAGCAAGAAAGTGGATTAAACAATAACAGAAAACAGCTCCAGGCTGCGATCCAATTTGCAAAAGAAAACAATGCAAGATTATTGATTGCAACAATGGACAGATTGACAAGGAAGGCAAGCTTCTTCCTGCAGCTCCAGGAGCAAGGTGTTAAATTTACTATTTGTGATATGCCAGAGGCAGATGAAACTACTATTTCTATCCTGGCTGTAATTGCTCAAAGAGAAGTTAAGTTAATTAAACAAAGAACCAAAAATGGTTTGGGCCAGATCAAGAAAAAATTAAAACAAGATGGCCAGTATAAAACTAAAGTTTCTAACAGAGTAATTACCAAACTTGGTAACACTACCAACTTGGCCCAGGCTGCAGCTCTTGCTGTCCAGGCGAAGAAGAAAGCTGCTGCAGAATTTGCAAAAAATATTTTGCCAGTTGTCCAGGAGATCAAGGAAAAAGGCAGAGTAAATACCTACAGAGGTATAGCTGCTGCTTTAAATGCAAGAGGAATTGCTACCAGATCTAATGGAAAATGGTATCCAAGCTCTGTTAAGAACCTAGAGCTGTACCAGTAATAATCTTGTTTCGTACTAATAAATAACATATAAGGAGAATTGTAATGAAAGTTACAGATGATTTAAAATACTTTACCTGTAGCAGATTACCTATTTTAATGGGAGCTGCACACCCTAAAGCTGTGTCTAAAAATGAGCTACTCCAAGAATTCATAGATAAAAAAAATGGATCTTGGGTTGAACCAGAACAAAATAATTATTCTAAATACACAGATTATTTTGAACAAGCTATTCAGAAAATTGTATTGGATGATTTCCCTACATTAAAATTTAAAAAGGGAGCTAATGAAAAACCTTACCTTGCTGTAAATTCTCCACTTGGATGCAGCATAGATGATTGGGCCACAGCAAAAGAACCTATCCATGTTACAGATCCAAATGGACAAACTTATACAATGGAAGGAGATATACTTGTTGAATATAAAACAACTTCAGTAGTTGAGGATCACTTGCCATTATACAAAGGGCCTATCCAGGTACAGGGCCAGATGCTTTGCACCTTAACAACCAAAGCTCTTGTTGTTGTATTTAATATCAGAACCTGGGAGATCCAATACTGGCCCATCTTTGAGCATAAAGAAACTCAATCAGCTATCCAGGAGAAGGTTAGAGATTTCTGGAATAGAAGGGAGAAGGAAGAATATTATCATCCAGAAAAACCAGGAGATTATAATTTAATTTATACAAATCCTAATGATGAGCCTAAAGATTTATCAGGCAACAATGCTATTGGAGCTGCGATCCATACCTGGACAGAAGGCAACAATGAAATTAAATCTGGTAAGCTCAAGGTAGAACAATCACAAGATATTATTAAACAAGCTATGGGAGATCATGTCTTTGGATTGTTTAATGAATATAAAATCTCTTGGCCTGTAAGAAATTACAAAGCTAAACCAGAGAAAGTTGTACCTGCCCAGGAGGCATACAGCAAAAGATCCAGTACAATTCAAATCAAGGAGGATAAATGAAAATAGTTTTTATGACTTTAGTAGTATTTTTTATACTTCTACTTGCAGCTAAATCTGCAATCAAAGCTATGATTAATTATATTGATGGAGGAGATAGTGAAGAAAAAGAAAGTAACTAAACTTTGGCAGGGCAAGTTTGTTTCTGTCAGAGATTATGAAGTCCAGGCTGCAATTAAAAAAGGTGGTTTAGAAATAAATCATGATGGAAAAATTATGCAGCTTAAACCAGATGAGCTGCTGCACCTGCAGCCAAGCTCAAAAATATTCCAATCTAAATTTAAAGGATCTTATAGATTGATTGATATTTTATTTAGACCATTAACCGAAGATCCAAACCAAGGAAAATTAATATGAGTGATTTAATAAAAAAAGATCCAATGAAATTTGCAGAACAAATATCAAGATCTAATTTAGTACCAAAACAATTCCAGGGTAAGCCTGCAGATATTTATCTGGCTATGTCCTGGGGAGATGAGCTAGGTTTAACACCTATCCAATCGTTACAAAATATTGCAGTGATAAATGGCAAGCCAAGTATCTATGGAGATACAATGATTGCTCTTTGTAGAAGGCATCCAGAATTTGAGGATATAAAAGAAAGCATATCTGGAGAAGGATCTAAAAGAACTGCAGTGTGTGAAGTTAAAAGGAAGGGCCAATCCTGGTACAAATCTCAATTCAGTATGGCAGATGCAGCTAAAGCTAGGCTGCTTGATAGACCTGGCCCATGGCAAGCTTATCCAGATCGTATGCTCAAGATGAGAGCTAGAGGATTTGCTTTGAGAGATGTATTTGCAGATGCTCTTGGTGGTGTGATTACCAGGGAGGAGGCAGATGACTATCCTAAAGAACCTAAACCTATAAACACAGTGTCAGATCAGCTAGATAACCTATCAAAACAGGCCATAGAAGGCCCAGGAGCTACATATAAGGTGGAAGATAGTGTAACTGTAGCAGAAAAAGAACCTGCTAAAACTGATAGCTCTATGGCCCAGGAACAGGATATTCCAGAAAATGAGGAGAAATCCCCATGGGAGATGAGGAAATTAAAAGGGCCTGGCATATATTGTGAGGATCATAAAGCTTTTGCTGAAGAATTTGGCAAGGCTATGTCCAATATAAAAAACCACAAAAAATTTTCAAAGAAAGAAAAGCTTGAATTTTTAAGACAGCTTTACAAAGTTAATGAAGATACTTTGAGAAACGTGGTGGAGCTAGATAGTGGCCTACATACTTCTATTGAAAATGAATACATCCAGATAGCAGGAGAGTTGAATGGCGAGGACAGATAGAAATCAATCTACTTACACAGCATCCACTTGTCCAAGGTGTCAAGGCACTGGACAGATCACTGGTACAATTACCAGTGTTACTGAAAAACAAATGAAAATGTTTAAAGCATTTAAAAAGTTTTTCACTGAAAATGGATACCCACCTTCTGTTAGAATTTTAGCAGCAAGGGAGATGGAGAGTGCCACAACTGTTTATAATAAATTGATGGCCCTGGTGGATAAAGGAATTCTTGGCAAGGAAAAAGACAGAGCCTGGAATAATTGGTTTATCAAAAAAGATATAGAAAGGAGGTAAAAAAATTTTGAGCATACAATCAAAGGAACAGATCTCAAACACTAGATTAAAAATCAAAGATGATTTGAGATCTACCAATAAAAGAATTAGCTTTCTTGACGAGCAGAAAAAAAAGCTTGAAGAAAAAAAGAGAGATCTTTCTTTTAATGAATTAGTTTATGAAACTTTACTTATGAATTGGAAGTAAGTTTTCTTTTGTAAGTCAATTCTTCAGCAGCTTCATCCATGCTGAATACTGGTTTGATAAACCTTAATGGATCTTGCTGTCCTGGATCTACCACAAAGCACATACTCTCAAAAATATTATGCTCTCTTAATGATTTGCTTTCTGCATAATCATCAATCTCTTTATAACCTGCAACTCTAACAGCATGAGATATTCTTTGGCTCTCATGATTTTTAACTATTTGGTATCCAGATATATGCCTGTGTCCTGCAACATAAATATCATCAACACCAAACCTTGCAGCTTTACTCATAGCATGAGCTTCGTTCCATTGTGAATGTCCTGCAAAGTCGTGCCTGCAATTTACTTTAATTGTTTTTCCTCCTGGAATATGGAGCTGCAATCTTACACCATGATTTCTGTACACTCCTGCCTGGGATCTAAAAATAAATTTATTAATATCTCCACCATCTGTATTCCAAATGTCATGATTACCACCAATGACAGCAGCCCAATAAACTCCTGCCTCTGATAAGAACCACTCAATTAATTTCTCTGCTTGCTTTCTTGTTGTTTCCTGGTCAGCATACTTTTTCATTAATCGGCCCACCCAGTTATTTGTTATATCTCCAACACAGATCCCAATCATTCCTGGTGTGTCAGCCATAATATCCATGTCAGCTTTTAACCTACCCCAGTTACAACCATCATCATCTATATGAGGATCTCCAACAAAACACAGAGCAAAAGGTTTCTTTTCCTTTAGCTCAACATCAATAACTTTTGTTGCATCATGAGTTTCTTTTTTTCTCTGCCATCTTTTAACAGATCTTTCTACTAGCTCCTGCCAGGATAGCTCATCCTCTGGTATGTCCTGGACAACAAAGGGAGCTTTCTCCATGTTATCTAATTTGTTTTCTGATTTATATTTTTTATACAGAGCATAAACTGTATGATATTTTTTACCAAGTTGCTTGGCAGCTCTATCAAAACCTAGTTTATCAACTAGATCTATCATTTGTTTTATTTCTTTTAGATCAATTATTTTCGGCATCTTTCATTATCAGTGATAGCTCCTCTGCTCTGGCAGGGGTTTGATCTGCCCATTTACTATCCAACATTTCTAAAGATGCTACTTCATAGTCTTTGTCCTGGAGAGCTGCAATCATTCTTTTAAATTTAGTTACGTTTCCAATACCTAATTGAAATATCATTTCTATTAAAACTTCTGTTGCAGTTTCTGTAATATCTAAATCATAATCGTTGCAAAGGTTTTGGCATTGGTCAAAAGCATTTTGAAAATCTTGTTCAAAAACATTATCCAAATATTCCTTGTCGTATTCTTTGCCATCCTCCCAGTGATCCTCCACACAGAGATGTCCATAGCCCACTGTTCTTTTGCCCAGGCTGTCCAGGTACACTGTTCTTCTGAACCCTTCATGCTGCTTAATTCTTTCTTTTAATTCCTGCATTATTTTTTACGTATATTATTTAAAGTTGATAACCCAAAACTTCCAGAGAATACAATTAAAACTGCCCACCAAAATTCAGTTGGTGCTTTTTCTTTTAACATTTGAAATCCTACTTCCATATAAGGCTGCGTTTGTGGAATGAAACAACAAGCCAGGATAGCAATAATAAATATTGTTAGCAGCTCATCCTTAATAGACTTTGATTGTTGATTAACTTGGGCCACTGATACTTGAGCTGCAGCCTCAAGCTCCTTTGCTTTAACTATTTTATCCTTCTCAATCTTATGAGAGATAGCTCCAACAGTTTTCTGGGCCACTAATTGGAACAAAGGATTTTTTAAAAAACCTAGAATTGGTAACATGATTTACCTTTATTAAATATTTGCATACAAATCAACAGTTGAATTACCTGCCCTGGCCCACGTATTTTTTCTTGGTTGATTTTTTATTCGGAGATTTTGCATGACGACCTGGCCTCTTTCTGGGCTTTGGTCTTGGTACGAAATCTGTAAATTTTTGTTTAGCCATTACTTGCTAGTTACAATTCTTTTAATTGTTTTGCTGCCATCAATATTTTCTTCTATCTCTGCCTCAACCTCTCCACACATGAGCTGCTTATTATTCATTTCCATATTTCTCTGGGCCTCACGTTTCATCTTGAGGCAAGTGGATAAACTGTCCTGTATTCTGTGTTCAATAAGCTCGCCATTAATAAACAAACATAAGGCAAATACTAACTGATACATTAATGATCTCCATTAAGCTTTCCAATATTGGCCCTAACACTATCCTTTAATTTTTCTACATCAACCAGGATCTTTTCAATATCTTTTTGTATTCTTTCAATATTAACTTTATTAGTCATATTCTGTTCTTGAGTTTTTTCTAACTTCTCAACCTGCTGTGCAATATGTTCCAGGAGCATAAACTGTTCTTGATCCACAGGGAGCTGCTTGCTCGCCTCCAGGAGATCTTGCTGCTGTAATTTATCTGCTGTTTCTAATTGGTTAAGTCTTTCAATAATGCCAAAATAGGCCCATACACCTATGCCCACTGCTCCGACAATCGCAATTAAATTTCTTATTGGTAAGGCAACTGAAGTATTCTCTGATATTTTCATTAAACAACTTTACCTTTATTAACACCTTTTTTAATAACGTACCTTTGTGTACCATTAGCTCCAGTTTCTACTTCTTTCTTTGCATACCTAAAGACTTTCATTTCTTTAAGTTTTCTTTCAACTTTCTTTTTAAAATTTTCTAAAGTTTTTGTATCTCTCATGACGAGAGATATACACTATTTTACAAATTTTATTAAGGCGATTATTCCTGCCAGGATACCACCCATGTATGCTATTACTTTCAACCCACCCTTACCCATAGCCATTTGCTCTTTTAGAGCTGCTATATCCTTTGTATTCTGTTCAAGATCTCTATGAATATGGTCTAGCTTTGTATTAATTTTTGCAAGGGTTACTGCTTGAGCTGCTGTTTTTCTTTTCTTAATAATTTTCATTGGTCATCCCATTTAAAATTTCCAACTATTTTGTTCCAAGCATCCCTATAAATTTTAGATACCTTATCAAGTATTGATAAATTTTTCTTTTCAATTTCTTTAATCTTAAAGATGTTTTCATTCCAATCCTTCATA